TTACATTGATATGCATCAAGCAATATCAAGTTCTCTTGCCATTGCAAGAAAAAAGATAATGGAAAAAACAACAATATCAAAATGGATGCAAAGAAAATGGAAAAGAGAAAAAGTAGAGTCATAATTGTTGGAATAAACCCTAGTGGAGGAAATCCTAAAAAGGTTTCTAAGACTATGCAAAAGTTATATAAATGGGTTGAAGAAGTTGGTATTCAATATTTTTCATTTATGAATACTTTTAATGAAATAGGGGTTTACAAGAGCAGTAAAATAGATTATAATGGTCTATTATGTTGTAAAGACTACGATAAAGTAGTCGCATTGGGTGGATTTGTTTCGAAGGCATTAGATAAAATAAATGTAGATCATTTTATGATGCCTCATCCAAGTCCTTTAAATCGTAAATTAAATTCTAAAGTATTTGAGAAAAAATGTTTGAAAAAGTTATGGAAGTATCTGAATTAGATATAAATAAAATAAGTTATAAATTTAGTGAAGATGTGTTTATTAATGAAATACGTGATTACATCGATTCGACATACTCACAACACTACTCCACTGAGAAATATCAAGCAACAGACATGATTATCGATGCAGGCCATGGGACCGGTTTTTGTATGGGTAATATTATGAAGTATGCAAAACGATATGGTAAAAAGAAAGGTGAAGCGCGAAAAGATCTAATGAAGATAATTCATTATGCGATTATCCAATTACATAATCATGACCAGAAAGGGAATATATAATGCAGATTAAAATACCAGTAGAAGAATTAAAAAAGAAAAAATTATTTGTTGCAACACCAATGTATGGTGGTATGTGTGCAGGAATGTATACACGTTCAATTGCAGATCTATCTGCTTTATGTAAACATTATGGAATACAATTACAGTTGTATTATCTTTTTAATGAATCACTCATTACAAGAGCAAGAAATTATTGTTGTGATGAATTCTTAAGAAGTGATTGTACACATATGATGTTTATCGATTCTGATATTGGATTTAATCCACATGATATTATTGCAATGTTAGCTATGCAAACAGATGAAAGTGAATATGATATTATCTGTGGTCCATATCCTAAGAAATGTATATCTTGGGAAAAGATTGTACAAGCTGTAAACTTAGGAAAAGCAGACGAAGATCCTGAAAAGTTATCAGCATATGTTGGTGATTATGTCTTTAATCCTGCAGAAGGAGCAAAAGAAATTCAGTTGAATAAACCTGCAAAAGTTCGTGAAGGTGGTACTGGATTTATGATGATTAGACGTGCAACATTTGCTTTGTATGATAAGAAGTTTCCAGAACAAAGTTATAAACCAGATCATGTAAGAACTGAAGCGTTTGATGGTTCAAGAGAAATCATGGCATACTTTGATTGTATTATTGATCCAGAATCTAAACGTTATCTTTCTGAAGATTACATGTTCTGTTATAATATTTGGAAAGCCGGTGGTAAAGTTTGGTTATTACCATGGGTTAGATTACAACACGTTGGTAGTTATGTATTTGGTGGTTCTCTTGTAGATATCGCTCAGATTGGTGCATCTGCTACTGCTGATGGTGGTCTTCTTAAAAATATTCGTGAAAAGAAGAAAACTAAAAAATAAGTTTACACCAAGCTTATTTCAATATATAATGTATTTTTGTAATGGAGAAAACTATGAAACTTGATTCCCGTATGTTATCGATACTTAAAAACTTTTCGATGATTAATCCATCGATTCAATTTAAGGAAGGTAAAAAGTTATCGACAATCTCGCCAAGTAAAACGCTGATGGCAACAGCAACTTTAACAAATGATATTCCTAAGGAATTTGCAATCTATGATTTATCTGAATTCCTTGGTGCATTATCATTATTCGAAGATCCTGAAATTGATTTACATGATAATAGTATGACAATCAAATCAGGTAAAAGTAGAATCGATTATGTATATGCAAGTCCTGAAACAATCGTTTCTGCACCATCAAAGAAAATTGAATTACCAGATCCAGTTTATACCTTTACACTTACTGCTGAAGTATTTTCTAAAGCATTAAGAGGTTTAGGTATATTCAAACTTCCTGAAATTGAAGTTAAATGTTCTGGTGGTGAAGTCACAATAAGTGCTACAGATTCAAAAAACAAAACTGGTCATTTGTATAGTGAAGTTGTAGGTACTCATGATAAAGACTTTAATGCAATATTTCGTGCAGAAAACTTAAAACTTTTAAGTGGTGATTATGAAGTACAAATTTGTAAAGGACTTGCTAAATTCACAGGTAGTGATATAGAGTATTATATAGCAGTTGAAGCAACTTCAAATCTTTAGGAGGGGCTTATGAATGACCAGTTTTTATGGGTTGAAAAATATCGACCTAAGACTATTAGTGATACTATATTGCCAAAAGAATTAAGTAAAGTATTTCAACAGTTTGTACAACAAAAGAATATTCCAAATCTACTTCTTTGTGGTAGAGCTGGTATTGGTAAAACAACCGTTGCACGCGCAATGCTGGAACAATTGGGTTGTGATTATATCATAATTAATGGTTCTATGAACGGGAACATAGACACATTAAGAATTGAGATTAGAAATTTTGCATCGACTGTCTCTCTTTCTGGTGGAAGAAAGTATGTTATCCTTGATGAGGCTGACTACTTAAACGCAAATTCTACTCAACCAGCTCTCCGCAACTTTATGGAAGAATATTCTAAAAATTGTGGTTTTATTCTTACATGTAATTTTAAAAACAAAATTATTGAACCACTTCATTCTCGATGTTCTGTTGTTGAATTTAATTTACCAAAGAATGAAAGACCAAAGATTGCATCTGAGTTTTTCAAAAGAACAAAAGATATTTTAGAAAAAGAAAATATTGAATATAACGAAAAAGCTGTAGTTGCATTCATTCAAAAGTATTTTCCTGATTGGAGAAGAATAATAAATGAATTGCAACGTTATAGTGCAACTGGTAAAATTGATAGTGGTATTCTTACAGATCTTGAAGGTGCATCAATAAAAGGTGTACTCAATGATATGAAAGAAAAGAATTTTACAAGTGTTCGTAAATGGGTTGGAGAAAATTCTGATTATGATCAGGCAACTTTCTTCAGAAAATTATATGATACTGCAACGGTGTTTTTAAAGCCATCATCAGTACCACAACTCGTATTGATACTTGCTAAATATCAATATCAAGCGGCATTTGTTGCAGATCAGGAAATTAATATTGCTGCATGTTTAACAGAAATTATGGTGCAGTGCGAATTTAAATAGGAGGTAAAATGGAAAAAGAAAATGATTTATCTACACCAGCAGCATGGCCATTTCCGGTTTCAGGTGTAAAAAGAGAAGGACAAGAAGTTCCTGATGTTACATTTAAAACACGAGTAAGAGATGAAAGTGTTGAAGGTGAAAATCCATATCGCTGGCAAGATGTAACTACAGCAGATTACTTTGCAAATAAGAAAGTAGTTTTATTTAGTTTGCCAGGTGCATTTACACCAACATGTTCTGCTTATCAATTACCTGGTTTTGAAAGATTAGCATCATCATTTAAAGATGAAGGTATTGATGAGATCTATTGTATTTCTGTTAATGATGCATTTGTTATGAATCAATGGGCACAGAAGCTTGAAGTTAAAAATGTTAAGATGATTCCTGATGGATCTGGTGTGTTTACTACAGAAATGGGAATGATGGTAAAGAAGGATAATCTTGGTTTTGGTGAAAGATCTTGGAGATATGCTATGATTGTAAATGACTGTGTTATCGAGAAGATGTTTGTTGAACCTGGTAAAGAAGATAATCATGAAGAAGATCCATATGGTGTCTCAAGTCCTGAGAATGTCATGAAATATATTCACGAACAAATAGAGGTAAATTAATATGACTGTCATAGTTGAAGATAGACTTTCTATGGAAAATATGTATGCCCCTCCAACAGAGTATATCGATAATATAAAAGTGTGGTATGAAGATGAAGAACAGGAAGATGGTACTACTGTTCAAATGAGACGTATAGACTCAAGAGCAAGAAATACTTCAGAAGATTTTGAAAATAAAAAGGTTGTTGTTTTCAGTTTACCTGGAGCATTTACTCCAACTTGTACCACATTACATGTTCCTCAATATGATGAGATGGCACCACAGTTTACAGATTACGGTGTAGATGATATAATATGTGTATCAGTGAATGATAGATATGTTATGAGCTATTGGTGGGAATTCTTAGGTGTTAAAAATCTTAGATACATAGCAGATGCTAATGGTGATTTTACTGCAGGTATGGGAATGTTAATGAGTTTTAGGGCTGGATTTTATGGTCATAGATCTTGGAGATATGCTATGGTAGTTGAGAATGGCATAATCAAAAAAGTTTTTGAAGAACCAGGAAAGAAGCATGACCCTATAGATGACCCTTATGAAGTATCATCCCCAGAAAACGTTTTAAATTGGTTAAAGGATCAAGTTGCATGATGAAAGTAATGGAAGATATAAGTAAATTTTGGAGTGACGATGAAAAGACAAGAGCAGAAGTAACTTATTATTGTCATAGTAAAGAATACACAGTTCAAGTTTTTCATGAATGTGTACATCGAATAACTAAACATTTTAAAAGTTTAAGTGCTGCTTCTCATTTTGCAGAAGATCAAGTAAGAAAATGAATCCATTTAACTTTATTAATTCTATTAATTCTACAAAGAAGGATCTTATAAAAGAGGATCCTTCTCTAGAAAAAGCATATAATCCATTTATTGCTAATCGTGCATTATCGTATTTTACAGATACTATTATGCATGCAAACAAAATGAATTCATTATCACATATAGATAATGCTCTTCAATACTCATATTTAATAAATATCATTAGACCTGCTAAGAGATTTTCAAAGTGGGCTAAAAAGGTAGATGACCCTAATCTAGAAGTAGTAAAATTATATTATGGTTATAATGATAAGAATGCTAAAATTGCTCTATCACTACTAAGTAAAAAACAACTACAAATAATAAAAGAAAAAATGGAGTATGGTGGTAAAAAATGAGTATTATTGAACAATTAGTAGAAGTTACTATAAAAGAAAAAGATGACTTTTTAAAGATTCGTGAAACACTTTCACGTATTGGTATTGCAGCAAAGAAAGAAAAAAAGTTGTATCAGTCTTGTCATATTTTACATAAGCAAGGAAAGTATTATATCGTTCATTTTAAAGAATTGTTTGCATTAGACGGAAAGTCAACAAACTTTTCAGATGAAGATATGGGAAGAAGAAATGCTATTGTTGCACTTTTAAAGGAATGGAATCTAATTGACATCGTAAATCCTTCAGTGATTGAAAATCCTAAAGCATCACTAAACAACATTAAAATATTACAATTTGGTCAAAAAGACGAATGGGAGCTTTGCACCAAATACAATATAGGCAGAAAATAGCCTAAAAATAACCCTTTAAAATCAACTACTTAGGTATGATATTTCTAAGTTATTGATTCTAAAGCGTTTTATTTTCAAAAAACTGTGTACTTTTTCGTAGATCTTGGTATAATAGTATTATAGATTAAATATTACGGAGACAGTATGATCGAGTTAGAAAGATTCAAATCACCAAGCCATGAAAGAAGTAGCTTTAAAGGTATTCATATTGGTTACTTAGATTCTGTTAAACAGATACTTGGTTGGGCACAATCTAAATATAGAATTCGTTACAGAGGACCAAGACAAGATGCTTCTGCAGCGTATTGCCTCAAGAAAAACGCTAAATTTTTCTCAATTTACTTTACTGCTGATGCAGATAATCAACAACACCTTTGCGTTGAGATATCTCGATATCAACATGAAGCTCTTCATAGACACTACAGTGAGTTACGTGAAGGAGGGTGGATCTAATGGATTTATTAAATAAGGAGACAACTATGAACGTTAAAAAATTAGAGCTAAAACTTTCAGTACTTAGCTTGGCAATCAAGTCTATATATTCTGATTGTGAGTGTGAGCAGGAATTTATGGATAAATGTTTAGATAATGAGTTAGTATCTAATCATTATACTACAGATCAACTCGTAAATATCTATAACGAGTTAAATTTTGAATTTACATCATCAATACACTAAGGAGACATACCATGGAAATTTTAAACTTTATCGTAGATACAATTATATATGGCCTTTTAGGTCTTGCAGTTGGAAGTTTTGTTTTACTTTTATTTAAGGATGAAAATTTATGAAATATAATATTGAGCAACAAGTGAGTGATCTTTTTTACAACAAGTTTCAAACAGCTGAAACTATTGCAAAGAAGTTAGAAGTTACTACTGATTATGTTAACAAAGTTGTTTCAAAAATTGATGACGATTTCAGTGGTGATACATGTGATTTTATGGGAGATTATTATGACTACTAAATACTTAGCTAAACCTAGAGGAAATTTCGGATATCCTGATAAGATATTTGATAATCCAAAAGATGCAATCAATTATGTTCGTGATTGTTGTATTGAAGTTATGCCACCTTTAAAAGGTACCGTAGCCGAACGACTTGAAGAGTATGGACATATTGACAAGATTGAAATTTTGAAAGGTTAATATGGAAATCGATCACACAGGAGTTATTGATACCATTCGAAATTTTGTAGACCAGTTACCTCACATTGGGGAAGCTGGTCTATTCAATCTTATGGTAGCAGTTGTTTTCATTTACATCTGTATTCGATTTTGTAAATGGATATTAATGGTACTAGGTATTATTTTTATATATCTTGCAATCACAGTGTATTTACCTACATTTAGTGTACAAGATAAACAATCACCTAGTAGTTATTCAAACAATATATAAGGAGTTTATTATGAAAGATTTATTTACAGCAATATCATTTCCTATTGGAATACTTGCAATTTTATTTAGTACAGCTACATTTTCATCAAATATTGATGTGGCTACATATTATCTACTATGTGGATTTATGATTATGTGGTTAGGTAGAGATATTCAAAAATAATAAATAAATCATGAGAGACAAATCAGAGTTTAAAGTTATATACAGAGATGGGAAAAAAGTTTTTTCCTGTAAGCCAATAGTACAGAACCGTTTTGATTATGCTAGGTTTGAAGGTGGATATACGGTACCGGAGAAATATGAAACCACAGCTTTATCAAACAATTACAAAAGACGGTAGATTTCATATCGTGTTAAATAAATCAGGTGAAATGGTAATTATGACGAGAAATGCTAAGCTTGCACAACTAATTTATAGTGAATCGTTTGATGTCCCAGATGATTATACATTGAATGTTGAAGATGGAGTCTATGTCAATAACTAAAAGAATATTCTTTATAGGGACAGGAACTGTTTTTGGTTTACTTATTGCAGCTGCATTAGTTTTTCCTACATTTATAAAATCATTCACATCATTACATGCCGCAGATCCTTCTGGGTACATCCTGAAGGACTTTAAATGTATGTCATGTCATAACTATCATCGAACAGAAGATGAAAAGTATCCATCATTTGATGATATTGCAAAGATGCATGAGTACTCAAACATGGCAGCAATTTCAGCACTAGCACTAAAGTTAAGAGAAGGTGGTAACGGTCAATGGATGTCTGAATCATGTCCACCAACCAGACTGCATAGAAATGAATCGATGTATATTATCAATTGGATACTTAATAGAAAGTATGACAAAGGAGAATGATATGAAGTATTGGGTAACAGTAGCCGGAATGTTATTAGGTACAATCTTATTATATGGTTTAACGATTAATGATCTCATGTCAAAAGATATTGATTGGTCGAAATATGATTTACCTGATTTAGGTGAAGATAAAATGTGGTGTATGTTTACACATTATGCACCTATTAATGATCCAGAACAAATTTATATGTGTTCGTATGAATGTGAAAATGGAATGATTTTAAATACACCTGGCAAGGGTGGTTGTCCTAAACATGTGAAAGAAAGAAGGTGGTAATATGATAAAACAATGCAATCAATGTAATGACCAAACAGATACGTTATGTGCTCATTATACAACAATACGAAACGATAATATTGAAGTTCATAAACTACACTTTTGTAGAACATGTCTTATGAACTTTCTTTTTACAGAAGATCCTGATAGAAATATCGAAGATATTCGTAGAGAAGTCAATAGACAAATTAGGGAGGAATTAGAAAATGATGATGATGGTTAACATGGAGGAAAATATGAGTAATGTGCTTGCGAGATATAATTATGATGACAACTCTGGAAAAGAAGCAATAGTAGTTGATAAAAAGGGTAGTTATTATGTCCATATCTTAAGTAAAAAAGGTAATATAGAAAAAACAATTGATGTCTCAGAACATTCGATTTATTATGCTCAAGACACAGCTGTAAATTATGCAACAGGAATTGTGAAAGGAGATCTACAATGAAAAAATTAATATGTACAATTATGTTATTATTTTTTAGTACAAGCGTTATGGCTTGGGGCGAAAAAGAACAAAGTGCTTTAATGGGATTTATTGCAGGAGTTGCAGCTCTTGAATTCTATCTTGACAAAAAGAAAGAAAGACAATATCGTCCAGGACGTGAAGTTATTGCAGACTGTAGTAATAATCCATATAAAGATAATCCTAGAGCTGCTACAGCTTGGGAAAAAGGTTGTATGGATAGAGTAAAAGCAGATCAATATCGTCTTGAAACTGAGGCATATGCTGAAGGTTATAATTCTTTTTAATGTATATTAATGACAAACGTGGTAATGAGTTTCTGCGTTCGTTCTCAAAAAGAAAAACGAATGCTTCATTATTTAAGGAGATAACAAGTATGTCATCAATACAAAATGTAACTCAAGGTATCAATGCAGATATTTTAACAAACATGAAATCTTCAAAAAAGATTTTAAATAAAGTTGCTGAAGATAGACAAAATGCAGCTAACGAATCTAAAGAATATTTCAAAGAAGTAATTAACAAATCAACAGAAATAAAAGATAACGTTGCGAAAGGTATTAATGTAGACGTAACGGTATGAAAAGACACCATGTAATCTTTAATTTATGGTTATATGGCTGGGTAATTTTTTGTACGATACCGTTAGTAGCCGTTATTTTTTTGAATTTTCTAGAGTTGTACCTATATCTGACAGACCGCCCTGCCTTGCCTTCTTCTCTGCATCCCACTGAAGTCCTAAAGCTACTAGCTCAAAAATTATCCACATAACGCCACCAACAAATAAAGATACAAATACACCGTCTCTTATTTGTTTCCTTCTTCTTATTTTCGCATATACTGCTTGCTCTCTTTGAGCCCTTAATTTTCTTCTCATTGCAATCATATCTTCATAAACAGTACCACCATATCTCCATTTAATCATAGTCGCTAGTTCAGCTTCCATTTCTTGGATCTTCTTTTTATGAATAACAATATCAAGTGCTTCTTGTTCAACAGATTTTGCAGCCATAAACTTCTTCATTGAAGAAGGATTTTCTACTTCACTTCTTGCATGATTAAAGTCAGACACAGCAGTAAACCATTTACCTATTTGTCCGGTAACATCTTCTATCTCTCTTCCTGCTTGTACCAACTTCTTGACGCCATTAAACGCAGCAGTAGCAGCTGTAATTGCAGTTATTGGATCTATCATTTAATCTCCTAAAACTTTAATAATAGATCGACGGCACTTTATGATGAAGGATGGGGTTCGCGTATGTATTTGTCGACTTTCTCTTATAGTTATTTATAAATAACAGTATGAATACAATAAGAAATATTATAAAGAAAAACAAATTATTTGTGCTTAAAGCATCATTTTTTGCAATATTATTCTCAATGGTCATTGCATTAACAATAGCTATATGGGAAGCAACACCATTTGTATTTCTTTTTACAGCCAGTGTTGTAATGTTGATGATTCTATTAATATACGCATTAATGTGGATTATAAGTGAAATAGAACGTGAAAAGGCAAAAGATAGCGACATGAAGGAATGGTAGCATGTATGAGTACAAAGTAAAAATTTTAAAAGTTGTTGATGGTGATACTGTAGATGTTGATATTGATCTTGGATTTGGTGTATGGTTAAAGAATGAAAGAGTAAGAATAATGGGAATTGATACCCCTGAGTCAAGAACTAGAGATCTTGAAGAAAAAAAATATGGTCTTCTTGCAAAAGAATATTTAAAAGAACTCTTAGAAAACGAAGTAACATTAAAAACACAGATCAGTAAAAATGGTGAAGATATGAAAGGTAAGTTTGGTAGAATACTTGGAGACTTTTCAACACCTTCAGGAAATGTTACTGATTTAATGATTAGTGGTTTTCATGCAGTTCGTTATCATGGACAATCAAAAGATGATGTTAAAGAAGCACATCTTCAAAATAGAATAAACCTTCAAAGCTTATAATGAATGGCTTCGATCGTAGATAACCCAAAATATGGTGAAGGTCATCAAGTAGTTTTAAAAGATAAATTATCAAGCGTGATGGTGTCTAAACTTCGTGAAAGTGGTTATGCACCTGGTAAAGATGTTTTTAAAATTACCTTAAAACAATCTCCAAAACCTGAAAAAAGTTTAACTATTGCTAAAGGTGAAAAGTCAGTTTTATTAATAGATAAAAGCAATAGCAAATTATTATTAAAAGGTTCTGAATCTTCAATCAATGGATTGTTTAATCATTTTTCTAATAATACAAAATCAAATACTAATTTACTAACAGAAATTAAAGAAACATTTTCTTTAGAAGTGTTTAAAGAATTTATTGAAAGAAATCGTAAAGTTAGTGAAGAAGAACTAATTAAAATTGTAGATGACCAGATACGTGGAACTGTAGAGAATTATGACAGTGTATATTATGAAAGTGCATACAAACAATTAGATGAACTAAAAAAGTATGTACGAAAAAAAGGTTATGACTATGAAAGACAAGGAGGTCGACGCACAAAGGATTTATATACTGTAGCTAGAAAATTGACAGGCAAACTTAGTGATAACTGGAACCCTGCTGATGTATGGATGATTCAAAAAAAGTATAATATGAAACCAATGTTAGATTCTAAGTCATCATCTGAATTAAACAGTATGTTAACTGATGCATTTAATAAAAGAGACATTATACCAATATCATTAAAACAAGTTTTACAACCTAAAGCTAAAAGTTCTATTATTGATCCAAGCAACTTAATGAATCAAAAATTAGATTTAGATTTACGTTTTGATAGAGTAGATTTGTCAGATTCATATAATAACTTTATTGTTATTACAAAATCAGGTTTTGCAATACGATGTGGTTTTAAGGCAAGTGCAACTACATTAAATGTTTCATTAGAAGGTAGATTTATTAAAGCTGGATATCAAACAGGTGCTGTTGATGCTAAACTATATACTGCCGAAGTATTAAAAAAACAAAATTATAGATTGCGTTCAGGTTCAGTACAAAAATCAGAGTATAATACAGCTAAAAAAGAATTAAAAGAAATGTTTACAAAATACAGACGTTTATCAAATGCAATTATTGATTATAAGCAAGCAATAGAATTATTTGAAGCAGGTAGTAAACTAACACAAGATAGATTTACAAATCTAATGTCGTACTTATATAGCATGTTAATAAAACCAAAGGATTTTCAAGATCATATGAAGTTTTGTTATTTTACTTCTAAAAAATTAACTAAAGATAGTGGCATTTATCTTATTCTGCAGTAATATTACAATCCCATTACAATAAACCAACTTTGCAACAAAATGACACATTATTGTGTTAAATATATATTATTAATATAACATGGAGGAATTATGATTCGTTATTTTTTATTTGGATTTTTGGCAACAGTAATCTTATCTTTAATCTCAGTAACTGCTTTTGCAAATGATAGAAACTGGGAAAAATCAGAACACAATATAAACATCAAACATAACAATTTTGGTTTAAATATTCGTCAATACGCGCAAGACGATTACGATCATATTCAATTTCAATACAAACTAATGAAAAATGTTAATGTAGCATTACGATTAGCAGAAGAAGGTGAGATAAAAGAAAAAAGACCAATCATTACTCATAAAATTAATGATTACCTATCTCACAGATTAGAATATAGAACATATGAAAGTGATCTAAAATCTGATTATATGAGATACAGAATTATTCTTGGGGCAAATTATAAAATGGTTTGGGCAAAAATACAACCAAGATGGAAAGTTGGTGGTGAAGGTGTTCATGTTGATGAAAAAATAGATGACGTCAAAGCTGCAGTCGGTATTAAATTAAACTTGAATGAACATACAACATTTAAACCATATATTGAATATCTATCGGATAGTGAATTAAACGACTTTAAAAAACAATATGTAATGTTAGGAACATCATTAACATTTAAATTTTAGTGAAACAAGAAACTAAAAAATTAATAAGACAAATAATTTTTGAAATTATATTACCAATAGCATTACTTACTTGGTTTATGCTATGGTTACTAGGACCAGTAGGAAAAGGATAATGTTTGACGTATTAAGAGATGTATTAAAAAGAAGATATGCAGATAATAGATTACTTTATCTGCGTGCTCTTTATCTTAATGTAGAAGTTGGACCTTATACACCAGATCCTGTTGAAGGGTGGTATGCAATAGATAATTATAAATCAGGTGATATCACATATGATGAAGCAATCGCACACATTGCAAAAAATAGATTAAAGAAATTTGATTTACAACAATACAATGATGATTGGCAAGAGTATTTAGATTTGTGTGAAGAAGAAATCAAAAAAGGACTAGATAATAAGTAGTAGTCCTTCTGGGAATCAATCCGTGAGATATATATTTATATATCAAAATGATATGTAATGTTTTTAATATTAATTCCCTAGGAGAAAAAATGACTCGATTTATTCAATTGTTAGCCCACCCATTATCAGTTGCCTTTCTGGTATTCTCAATAGCAGCGACATCTAAAGCTGAAGAAGATTTTTGGTTTGGAGATCAAATTACTGATAATACAAATAATTGGAAAAGTTACGTTGCACTAACAACTTCAAACTTAGACAGTAATGAAATAGAAATAGTAAGAAACTATAATGCAGAAATAAATTTAGGTGTAGATCCAGTAAGTGGTGTAGAATGGTATCCACATAGATCAGTTAAAGTAAAGTATATGACTGACTGCGAAAATGAAAAGGTTGCAATGCAATCATGGAAACTATACACAAAGCAAAATGCAAGAGGTGACGTTGTATGGGCAGATGAAGACTTTGCAATTCCACATTATTATAAACCAATGATTAAAGATGAAAGGATAGCTTTAGAAAATGTATGTGAACTTATCCAAACTGCTAAAAAGTAATTATAGAAAATTTATTAGACTATTAATAAAGAACAAGCTAGAATATAAGTCTACAGTATGGGTAAAACCATATTTCGAGGACTGCTTATAAAAAAAGGGACTTAGGTCCCTTTTTCCTTTTCTACAAAATGAAATTACTTGTTAGCGATGTACATAGTTACTTCGAAACCAAATCTCATTTCTTCATATGATGGCTTATTCCACATGTGTATACTCCTCAATTAAAATTAAATTCTGCCTCATTCCGACATTGTAATTATATATAAATAATTATTCAAAAATCATATAGTTAAAAGTATTAAATTTATATAGTTATTTTAATTAAAATTGAAAGGTGTTTATGAAACTATCAGAAAATTTTACTCTTCATGAGTTAACAAAATCAGAAACTGCTTTAAGGAAAGGATTAGATAATGAGCCAGGAGAAGAAGAACTCAAAAACCTTACCTTACTTACAGAAAAGATCTTACAACCAGTTAGAGAACACTTTGGACCAACAAAAGTTAATTCAGGATTTAGACATCCAGATGTTAATTCAGCAGTTGGCGGATCAAAAACCTCTGATCACTGTAAAGGAATGGCAGCTGATATCGAGGTGCCAGGAGTTGCTAATGCAGATTTGGCACAATGGATTGTTGATAATTGTGAATTTCGTCAGGTTATTTTAGAATTCTATACACCAGGTATTCCAGACTCCGGTTGGGTACATGTGTCGTATAATCCTGATGATAATAAAAAGCAGGTACTTACTGCTATGAAAGAAAATAAAAAAACAGTTTACAAACTAGGATTAATAGTTTAAAATAGAATTTATACTATATAGTATTCCTTCTCGGAATAGATATGTAGGATAAATAATAATGACAGAAAGGTTCTGTCAACTAACGCCGTAAGGGTTAGGTTTATTAATATCTCGCTAATTAGGAGGTAAAAATTATGACATCTAATACATTAATTCCAACTATCTTTAAAGACTTCGATCAGTTCTTTGTCGGCACTGACACGTTTCTCAATACGTTCGGTCGACAGTTAGAGGAACATAAGAGAGTAAATACAAATTACCCACCGTACAATATCTCTAAGATCGGAGATTTCAAATATTCTGTAGAAATTTCTGCATCTGGATTCTCAAAATCTGATATAGAAATTAAAGTTGAAGATCAGACCTTGACCGTGATTGGACAATCCAAAAAAGACGTTCAAACTGATCAGGAATATCTCTATAAAGGGATTGCGGGTCGATCCTTTACTAGAACATTCACACTCGCAGAATATATGGAAGTAAAAAATGCTTCAATGAAAGATGGTATTCTCACAATATCAATTGAGCAAATTTTACCAGATCATAAGAAACCAAGGACAATTGAAATAAAAGATGAAGTAAGTGAAGTAACTGAAAAACAATTTCTTACAGAAGAGAGTAAAAGATGATCTTAAAATTTCTTGCGAAAATATTTAACTGGCTTGATCAAGCACCAAATACGATGGATTCATGGGAAGAAGATTTCCTATCAAGTGCAACTGATGCAGCTGATTTGGAAGATAGAATGAGAAGACTTGAATTCCATAGACGCCATCAAAGCCGATTAATATAAATTATGTAGTCCCACAAGGGGGAGAGTTCTTCTCCCCTTTTTTATTTTACAGTTTACAAACACTTGAGATTGTGATAATATTATAGTTATGAATAAATTATTTTTCTACACAAACGTTACTCGTCGTGGTAATAATCTTCTTGTACGTGGATACGATGGAGATATACCATTTAAAAAGAAAATAAAGTACTCCCCCACGATGTATATCCATTCAGATACTGATACTGAATGGAAAACTCTTAATGGAAAAAATGTGAAGGAAAAAAGATTTCCCACGATGAGCGAGTGTAGAAATTATATTAATGAATACAAAGATGTTGCAGGATTTTCAGAGATTTATGGAAATCCAAATTATACCATGCAATTTATCAGTGATGTTTATCGTGGTGAAGTTCCATATGATAGAAGTAAAATTAAAGTTTATTCTCTTGATATTGAAACTGCAACAGAAAATGGTTTTCCTGATATTGAATCAGCGAATGAAGAAGTTCTTCTTATTAGTTTACAAGATAATCAAACAAAAAGAATGACGGTATTTGGTAGTCGCCCTTTCAACGACGGTACAAGTCGTTATGTTCATTGCAAAGATGAAATAGAACTACTGAAAAATTTTATTGAGTTTTGGCAAAAGATTAATCCAGATATTATTACTGGTTGGAATACAGAGTTTTTTGATATACCATATCTCATTCATAGAATCGATCGTGTCCTTGGAGATGGCGAATGTCTCCGGCTGTCTCCTTGGCAATATATCGATCAGGGCAGTGTGCCTACTAAATACAAAGTTGGTAAAAATAAACCAAAATCAGATGCTAAATTTGAATTAAAATACAACATTGCTGGTATTTCCCATCTAGATTACATGCAGCTGTATAAAAAATTCACATACGTTAATCGAGAATCATATGCACTCGATCATATTGCTTTTGTAGAACTCGGTGAAAAGAAACTAAGTCATAGTGAATATGTTAATTTTAAAGAATTTTATACAAAAGATTGGAAAAAGTTTGTTGAATACAATATGCGTGATGTTCAGCTCGTTGACTCTTTAGAAGATAAGATGAAACTTATCGATCTTGTTATTACTCTTGCATATTATTCAAAGATAAATTACGAAGAAACATTTAGTCCTATTCGAATGTGGGATGCAATCATCTATAATTATTTACGTGATAATAAAATTGTAATTCCACAGAAAAAAGATAATGCAAAATCACAACACTTTGCGGGTGCTTATGTAAAGAATCCAATATGTGGTTCTCAAAAGTGGGTTGCTTCATTTGATTTAAACTCACTGTATCCTCATTTGATTATGCAATATAATATGTCTCCTGAAACGTTAGTTGAAAAGAGGATTGATGTAACAGTTGATTCTCTTCTCAACAACGAATCAGTATTAAGTGATGAGTTTGCAGTTGCTGCAAATGGTTGGCACTTTAAAAAAGATAAGCGCGGTTTTCTTCCAACACTTATGGAAAACATGTACAAAGACAGATCTAAGTACAAGAAACAAATGTTGAAATGTCAACAACAACTTGAAGAAGATCCAAATAATATTGAGTTAAGTAAAGAAATATCGAAACTTAATAATCTTCAAATGGTTATGAAGATTGCATTAAACTCAGCTTATGGTGCAATTGGTAACAAATACTTTCGTTACTTTGATTTACGAATTGCTGAAGGTATTACATTATCTGGTCAATTATCAATTCGATGGATTGCAAATAAAATAAATCATCTTATGAATAAAATTCTAAAAACAAAAGATGATTATGTTATTGCTATCGATACAGATTCAGTTTATCTATCTCTTGAAAAAATTGTTGAACAACAAAAACCAAAAAATGGTATTCAATTCATGGATAAATTTTGTGAAGAAGTTTTACAACCATATATTGATAAGTCCTATAAAGAACTTTCAATACAACAAAATGCATATGAACAAAAGATGATTATGAAACGTGAAGTACTTGCTGATAAAGCAATATGGGTTGCAAAGAAAAGATATATTCTTAATGTTCATAATTCAGAAGGTGTACAATATTCAAAACCAAAACTCAAAGTTATGGGTTTAGAAATGGTAAAGTCTTCAACACCAATGGTTGTTCGTGATAAGTTCAAACATTTTATTAATATTGCATTACATCTTAGTGAAGATACTATGCATAATGAAATTAAAAAGTATTGTGAAGAATTTTATAATCTAACACCTGAAGAAGTTGCATTACCTCGATCTGTTACTGATGTTCAAAAGTACAGTAATAAATATACCATCTATGGTAAGGGTACACCTATTCATGTTCGTGGTGCTTTACTTTATAATCATTACTTATTAAAGAAAAAAGTAGGTAATGATTTTGTAAAGATTATGGGTGGAGATAAAATAAAGTTTTTATATCTTCGACTTCCAAATCCAATCAATGAAGATGTTATTTCTTTTCAAACAGAACTTCCGAAAGAATTCAATCTTCATAAATATATTGATTATGATAAACAATTTGAAAAATCATTCCTTGATCCACTGCAAATAATTCTTTCTGCGATTGGTTGGAATGTTGAAAAAGTAAATACACTAGAGGAATTCTTCGTATGAGTAAAATTACAACAAACTTAGGTGATGACGATTTTGGATTTAGTTTTGTAAATGAAGATGAATTACGTCAAATAGAAAAACAGTTAGAAACAAAACTAGAAGATACAAGTAAAGTTGCTGAAAGTACAAATGAAAAACTACAGAGCATGTACAACATGGTATTACCACTTCTTAAAAATCTAATGAAAAATCCAGAGAAAGAATATATCTACTGGCCTGATCGTTCATCTAAAATTGCATCATTTATAAAAAAGTTAGAAAAATTTACTGAACAATGATAAACTATTTAGCACTACTTTCTGCTATTAGTATATCGGCGGTTGCTGCTTATTATTCAATTGTTGGATTAGTAGCAATTTTTTCTGCACAAGCCATGCCTATTATTGTTATGGGTACTACTTTAGAAATAGGAAAACTTGTTGCAGCATCATGGGTGTTTAATAACTGGAAATCATGTCCTGTTATTATACGATCTTATCTTGTCATTGCTGTTGTTGTCTTAATGTTTATTACATCAATGGGTATTTTTGGTTTCTTATCAAAAGCACATCTTGATCAAACAACAACTGCAGACACAGCATCTATAGAAATAGAAAGAATAGAAACATTTCTAAATATTGAAAAAAGGAGAATAAAAAATGCTCAGCAAAATCTTGACAACCTTGAAGCGTTGGTTCTTAAGTTGGATGCCTCCGATGCAGCATACACACGAAGAATTCAACGTAAAGAAAGAGCCGCGATCGAAGAAGAAATCAAGCAAGCCTCGCAAAAAGTTATCGAATACCAGGAAGAGCTCATCCCGCTCAGAAAAGAGCAAGTCAAAATCGAAGCCGAAGTCGGTCCGATCAAGTACATCGCGGAACTCCTCTACGAAACCGAAGAAAACAAGGAAGCCTCGCTCAACAAAGCGATCCGTGGAGTAATTATAGTTATTGTAATTGTCTTTGATCCTCTTGCAGTAATTCTTTTAATAGCAGCAAATATTGGTTTAAAACGAAGACGTGAAGAAGATTCTGATGTTGAAGTTCAATTAGAAAAACCAAAACGAAAAAGAAAACCTACTCAAAAAAAGTGGGTAAAAAGAGCAAAAGACAGTTTACAAAGCAATAAGAAAAATGATATAATAGAAGTTGATAAAAAAAGTATATTTAAAATGAGATAAGGAGTTCTATGTCAACGTTTTTAAAAAATTTAATTGATGAGGTTAAAGATGAAAATACTACTATTGCCGCTGACGGCACCTCTAGTTCTGAGTTTACTGGTTGTATTGATACTGGTTGCTACATCCTCAATGCTGCTCTCTCAGGCAGCTTATATGGTGGCGTACCTAATAACAAGGTTACTTCATTTGCAGGGGAGTCAGCTACTGGTAAAACTTTCTTCGTTCTTGGTCTCGTTAGATCCTTTCTGGACCAAAATCCAGAAGGAGGAGTCGTCTATTACGATACCGAGGCGGCGGTCACGAAAAAAATGATGGAAGAAAGAGGTATTGATACTAATCGTGTTATTATCTCTGAGCCAGAAACTATTCAAGCATTTAGACATCATGCATTAAAAATGATTGATGCCTATGAAAATCATAAAGATCAACCACCAATGATGTTTGTACTTGATTCTCTTGGTTTACTTTCCACAACAAAAGAGATGGAAGATACTGCTGAAGGTAAAGCAACAAGAGATATGACAAAAGCACAGGTAATTAAAGCATGCTTTACAGTATTAATATTAAAGATAGCTAAAGTAAAAATACCATTATTAGTTACTAATCACGTTTATGCTGCAGTTGGTTCTTATGTACCAATGAATGAAATTTCTGGTGGTTCTGGTTTAAAGTATGCAGCATCTACAATTGCAATGCTAACAAAGAAAAAAGATAAAGATGGTACTGATGTTATTGGTAACATTATAAGAGTAAAAATGTATAAGTCAAGATTATCAAAAGAAAACAGTCAATGTGAAGTAAAATTAAGTTATAAAACTGGTCTTGATAAGTATTTTGGTCTGTTAACTCTTGCTGAAAAGTATGGCATATTTAAAAAAGTTTCAACACGATATGAATTACCAGATGGTACAAAAGTTTTTGGTAAATCAATCAATGAATCTCCAGAAAAGTATTATACTGAAGATGTTATGAAACAACTAGAAGTAGCTGCACAAAAAGAATATTCATATGGAGAGGAAGAAGAAGAAGTTGTTGTTGAGGAAACTGCATGAGATTAGAAGATATTATATTTTGTAATTTAGTTTATAATGAAGACTTTAGTCGTAAATCATTACCTTATATCAAAGAAGATTATTTTGCAGATCCAAATGATAAGATAATCTTTGGTCTAATTGATAACTTTGTAAAGACTTATAATAAACTTCCAACTAAGCAAACACTTAGTGTTGATTTAGAAAATATAGAAAAATCTATAAGTGATGATCAGTTCTCAACACTTTCGAAATCTATTGATGCAATAAAAGAACCTGATAATGATATTGAATGGTTACTTAATACAACTGAAAAGTTCTGTCAAGAAAAAGCTGTATATAATGCGATTATGCAATCAATTAAAATTATTGATGGTAAAGAACCAAACTTATCAAAAGGTGCATTACCTGATATTTTATCTGATGCATTATCTGTTTCTTTTGATACTCATATCGGTCATGATTTACTTGAAGATACCGATGAACGATTTGAATTCTATCATAAGAAAGAAATAAAAGTACCATTTGACCTTGATTACTTTAACAAGATAACTAAAGGCGGTGTACCAAAGAAAACACTTAACATCGCTTTAGCTGGTACTGGTGTTGGTAAATCATTATTCATGTGTCATTGTGCTGCATCTAATTTACTAAGAGGTAATAATGTTCTTTATATTACTATGGAAATGGCAGAAGAAAAGATTGCTGAAAGAATTGATGCAAATCTTCTTGATACAACAATTGATGAACTTATGTTATTACCAAAAGATACTTATGATAAAAGAATTGATAAGGTAAAAAATACTACAGCAGGTAAATTAATCATTAAAGAATATCCAACTGCTGGTGCAGGTTCTTCTAACTTTAGATATCTCTTAAATGAATTAAAACAAAAACGTGGTTTTATTCCTGATGTTATCTATATTGATTACTTAAATATTTGTACATCATCAAGAATCCGTGTTGGTGCAAGTGTCAACAGTTACACATATGTTAAAGCAATTGCAGAAGAATTAAGAGGTCTTGCAGTTGAATTTGAAGTACCAATATTTTCTGCAACACAAACAACAAGATCAGGTTTCAGTAGTTCTGATATTGGATTAGAAGATACTTCAGAATCTTTTGGTCTTCCTGCTACTGCCGATTTTATGTTTGCATTAATATCAACTGAAGAGTTACAAGAACTTGGACAAATGATGGTTAAGCAGTTAAAAAATCGTTATAGTGATCCAACAACAAACAAACGATTTGTCATTGGTGTTGATAGAGCAAAGATGAAGTTATATGATGTTGAACAACGAGCACAAAATGATATTGTTGATGAAGGTCCATTAATGGATAAATCTCCACTTGGTAAAAAATTAAATTCTGAAAGAAAGGATTTTAGTGAATTTTTCTAAATCAAATATAGTATTAACAGATTGTGATGGAGTATTATTAGATTGGTATGCACACTTTGCATTATGGATGGGAAGAAAAGGATTTAAAGCAGGTCCAGTTCCAAGAGATGATGAGTATGGTAGAATTCTTTTAAAGGTTTATGGTGGACTTTCAGAAGAAGAACATGATTATTATTGTCAACAGTTTAATTGTTCAGCATGGATATCAGATGTTCCACCAATTAGAGATGCAGTTTTTGGTATAAAAACATTATATGAAAAACATGGATGTACATTTCATGTGATCACAGCATTTGGTGGTGATGAATATTCTCAAGCATTACGTATTAAAAATATTAAGAGAATATTTGGTGATGCAATTACAAAGGTAACATTTACACCCTTTAGAGGAAGTAAGCAAGAAGAACTCAACAAATATAAAGACAGTGGTTTATATTACATTGATGATAAGCCACGTCATATGGAATCTGCTATAGAAGCAGGTTTAACTCCAGTTATGATGGCTCATGACTACAATGCTATGTATATGGAGGTTGGAGAGTGTAGAAGAGACATCCTCCGAATTAAAAACTGGAAGAATTTTGTTGATATTTACTAAGTAGTTGATTTTAAAGGAAACTATTTTCAGTTAAAGTATGTACATTGTCTGCTATTTTTGATAGAATATATCTATACAATTAATTAAATAGGAGACAATATGTCACATGAAGTAGAAACAATGGCTTACGCCGGTGAAGTTCCTTGGCATGGTTTAGGTGTCGAGGTTTCAAATGACCTTTCACCATCTGAAATGATGGAAAAAGCTGGACTTAATTGGACAGTTGAAAAAGTTGATAGCTATATCAAACACGACGGTCAAGAAATTAAAACCGGCACTCAATCTTTAGTAAGAAGTTCTGATAGTTCTATTCTTACTAATGTCGGTCCTGACTGGGTTCCTGTACAAAACAAACAAGCATTTGAATTCTTTTCTGAGTATGTAAATACTGGAAATATGGAAATGCATACTGCAGGTTCTTTGAAAGATGGTAAAATGGTTTGGGCACTAGCAAAGATCAATGATGGTTTTGAACTTTTTTCTGGTGATGCAGTCGAATCATATCTTCTTTTCTCTAACCCACATCAGTATGGTAAATCAATTGACATTCGTTTTACCCCAATCAGGGTTGTATGCAACAACACTTTATCTCTTTCACTAAATAGTGCATCAAACAATTCTGTAAAAGTTGACCACAGAAAAGAGTTTAGTGCTGATAACGTTAAAGAAGCTCTAGGAATTGCATCTTTGAAACTTGAGAAGTACAAGGATATGGCATCATTTCTTGGTTCTAAGCGTTACACTAAAGACAATCTCATTCAATATTACAACACAGTGTTTCCAAAAAGATCTACTGATGGTGATATTATAAAAATTGAAGACTTGTCTAGAAATGCACAAGCATGTATGGAAGCTATCGACAAGCAACCTGGAAGTAAATTTGCTGAAGGTACTTGGTGGCAAGCTTTCAATTCTGTTACTTACATCACTGATCACGTTCAAGGTAGAAATGCTGACAACAGACTTTATACTTCTTGGTTTGGTGATAACATCAACAGAAAAAACAAAGCACTAGAAACTGCAGTTCAATATGCAGAGGCGGCTTAATGTTAAGTCAAAAGCAAAATCAAGCACAGCAGTGGGTTCATAAGTCTGGTCAAAAAGTTGGGATTTGGCCAGACCGAAAAAAAGGTGGTTATGTTCCTAGATTTTTTGTCGATGACTATGTTACAAAAACTGGAAAAAAACATAGTCAAAGAAGTTACAGAAAATTTAAAACTGCAAAAGAAGCAAAAGTTTTTTGTAATACGATTTGTGATTTTCTAACTGTTGAAACTGCTGGCAAGGAAAAGATTATCACTGCAATTGTAAAAACAAAATTTATTTAAGGAGAATATTATGAAAGCACAATACATTTTTTGGGGATTTATGCTAGGTTGGATGTGTAACTTATTTGCATTTATGGTAATTGGCTACATCAGAGATAGATTTACAGATAGAAGAATTCAAAAGATGCTTGATTAAATCTGTCTCCTAACATGAAAATAATAATCAAGCCTCGGAATCTTAAGGACTTCAAAGATGATTATGGAGTCCTTAAGTTCCATCTTTATAATGCAACAAAATATTTTGGTTCATTGTTACTCAGTCAAAAAGTTTTTCAGGATATGGTAGTAAACATCAAAGTATGTTGGAAGATTGATGCAGATGATGATGACTTCTATTATGGTGACTGCATAAATACTGACCTAGATAGATATCCAAGAGAATTTTCAATACGTTTACTTGCATCTAAGACAAAAGCTCAAAGAAGAAATATGTTTGAAACTTTAGCTCATGAGATGGTTCATCTTCGTCAATATGCAACAGGACAATTGAAACAACTTGAACGAGAAAACAATGTGTACAGATTCGGTAAATTATATTATAATAGTAAAAATATAGTGTATCAAAATTTACCATGGGAAGTAGAAGCAGAAACACTTGAAGTTGTACTAACAAAAGCTTTTGCTATTAATTATAAACTTATAGACTATTTGGGATATAAATTATGAAACATACGCAACACTTAAAAGTCGATTCTGATGAACTCAGAAAGACAATACTTGATAAACTGTGGGATGATGGATTAGATGGGTATCTTACAGTTGTATTTGAAAAGAAAGATGGTACATTAAGAGAGATGAAATGCACTCTTGTTAATAAGTACATACCTGAAGATAAGAAACCTAAAGGTGATAGTTCAACAGTAAACAATGCTGATGTACAACGTGTATTTGATGTTGATAAGATGGATTGGAGATCGTTTAGATTCGATTCAGTACGTCAAATAAAATATTCAACATATGATTTTATAGTATCAAAATGAATCTGTTTCTCTTACATGAAGATCCTAAAATATGTGCGCAGTATCATGCTGATATGCATGTCAACAAGATGATTGTTGAAACTGCGCAGATGTTATCAACAAACCATAGAATACTGGATGGTTATCCTGTCATAGAACAACGTGTAAACGAAAAGACTGGACGAAAGTACAAAGTAAAAACATACAAACTTGATAATGAGCTTGATTCGATTTTATACAAGTCATGTCATATTAATCATCCATGTACTGTATGGTTAAGGGAATCTATTCATAATTATAATTGGGGTTATGATCTTATGTGTGAACTTGGTATCGAAGTTAGAATCAGATATGGTACACGTCATAAGACTATATCTAAGCTTAGAGAAGTTCTTAAGAATCCTCCTAATAATATTCCAAACATACCTAAAACACCATTCAAACCTGCAATCACTGATAAAGATTGTATGTATCATGAAGGAAAGTTATTGAAGCCTGTTGAAATGTACAGAAAGTTCTATATGGTTTCAAAGACAGCAAAGAAAAAATGGGATGGTTGGAAACATACACCAACACCAGATTGGTTTCAACGAGGAGAGTTTTTATTATAAATAAGAAATAATGTTTAATCTAAAGTCTTTTATAACCGAACAAAGAAATGTCCATATGGAACACCTAGAGGATAATGTCCTTAATGCAGGTGTCGATGGAGCTAAACGTTCTTTGATATTCTTAACAAGACTTGTAAGATTACTTTCTGGTCATTCACGATCAAAACTCAACATATCTACAAAATGGGATGGTGCACCGGCAATCTTTGCCGGCATTGATCCACGTGATGGAAAGTTCTTTGTTGCAAAGAAAGGTGTCTTTGCCAAGAATCCTAAGGTATATAAAACTAATAAAGATATAGATGCAGATACCTCTGGGGACCTCGCTGCTAAACTCAAAATAGCACTAAAACATTTACCTGAATTAAAGATAAAAGGTGTCATTCAGGGTGATCTTTTATATAGCAAATCTTCACTCAAGAAGGTGAATATAAACGGAGAGCCACACTTATCGTTTCATCCAAATACGATTGTCTATACAGTGCCAATGAATACACCATTATCAAAAGAGATGCTTGCATCTAAACTTGGTATTGTTTGGCATACACAATATCAAGGTAATTCTTTTGAAGACATGCATGCAGTATTTGGACAACCTATAGCTATGCATCTTGCTAAAAGTAAGAATGTATGGTTTACTGATGCCGTATATAAAGATGTTTCTGGATCTGCTAATTTTACAGCGAATGAAACTAAGGATATAAGAAAAGATCTTAATTCAGCAATACGAACATATAAAAGTATCGATAAGAAAATGCTCAATGATATTTCAAACAATCATGAGTTAGTAATTCGTGTTAAGGCGTTTTACAATACTTATGTTAGAGCAGGAGAAGTTGTCAATGATACTAAATCTTTTACTAGGGATCTCGTTAATCATATTATGGATTACTATACTAAACAAGCGAGTACTAAAAAAACTGAACGTGGGAAAGCAGTACAATTTGAAAAGCAAAAGTCGCTTCTAAAACATTTTGTTAATCCTCCAAAGGTCCAAAAGATCTTTGATTTAATGTTACAGTTGAATAGTGTTAAGCTTAAAATTGTTGATAAGTTAAATAAGAATAGAACATTGAATACATTTTTACTTACTGATAAAGGTTATCAAGTTACATCTCCAGAAGGATATGTTGCAATCGATCATCTTGGTAAAAATGCAGTGAAGTTAGTTGATCGTTTAAATTTTTCATATGCTAACTTTTCACCAAACGTTAAAAAGGGATGGACAAAATGAAGTCATTTAAAAATTTTCTACAAGAAAAAGGACTATGGTATAATATTCATATGAAGCGCAAGCGTGGTGAACGTATGCGTAAAAAAGGTGAGAAAGGTGCACCTACTCAAGATGCTATAAAAAGTGCACAAGGTGAAAGCATTGAAGAAAAGAAATCAGAATCATGGGAAGCTGGTTATAAAAGACGTGTAGTTAAAACTACTAAACCAGAACATAAAGCAAAAGGATATGAATGGAGAATCAAAGGTAAAGAACGTCCTGAAATATCAATAAAGCTTTATAAGAATAAGCCATCTCAGGCTGAATTTAATAATCAAATGAGAAGAGTTGCAGGTCACGAATTTGGTAGTGGCTAAGTAGTTGATTTTAAACAAATCTTTTTTCCTTTAATAGTGTACATTTTCGTGTACATATGTTAGAATATTAATATATGTTAAATTTTAAACAGTTCATAGCAGAAGAAAAAACACTCAATATATTCGATATTGATGATACTCTTCTACGAACTACAGCCAAGGTCATGGTAATGAAAGATGATAAGGTTGTAACTAAACTCTCAAATCAACAGTTCAATACATATAAACTTAAACCTGGTGAGCATTTTGATTTCACTGAATTTGCTGATTCTGAGAAGTTTTTTAAGACATCTAAACCTATGATGGGAATGCTTCAAAAAGCAAAAGCCATTCTAGGAAATATGAAACCATCTTCAAAGATGATCTTTGTTACAGCAAGAACTGATTTTGATGACAAGAAGAAAGTTCTTGCAACATTTAGGAAATTTGGATTTCCAATCGATAAAGTTTATATTGAAAGAGCAGGAAATATCGTTAATGCAAAGAAGACTTCTGCAGCAATTGCAAAAGCCTATATCATAAGAAAATACCTTTCAAAGACAGGATATGATAAGATAAGAATGTATGATGATGCTCCTAAAAACTTAGATATGATCAACAAACTAAAGAAATTGAATAAAGATGTTTCTTTAGATCTACATCTAGTTACTCCTTCTGGAAACATAAAAAAGTATAAATAAAAGTAATAACAGTTAGGCTACGGCAAACCTGCTTGCTAACGGATAAGGCTAAGGTAAACTCCGAGATGAAAATAGAAAATCAAAACATACAAATAGTGTCAAAGTCCTCCGACCAAACAGCTAGATCTTTGACAAACTTAACAGAGCAAGCGGGCTCCGTGGCTGCTGTTTCTTTTGGACGTCTAAATCCAATAACAACAGGCCACGAAAAGATGGTCAACGCATTAAAGAAACAATCTAAGATACATAAAGCCACACCAATGTTATACTTGTCTCATTCACAAGACAAGAAAAAAAATCCACTGTCATACAACGAGAAGGTTTCTCTAGCAAAGAAAGCCTTTGGTTCTATCGTAAAAGTTTCAAAGTCAAGAACAATATTTGAAATATTTAAAGAACTGAATAAGAAATTTAAAGAGGTCGTTCTCGTGGTAGGGTCAGATAGAGTGAATGAATTTAGGACATTAATGAATAAATATAATAACAATTTATATAAGTTCGATAAGATCACAGTAATATCTGCAGGTGAAAGAGATCCTGATTCAGATAGTGTTTCTGGAATGTCTGCTTCAAAGATGAGAGACGCAGTTCAGAAAGGTGATAAGAGTAAATTTAAACAAGGACTACCAAAAAAATTACAAGCACGATCAAAACAAATATTCGATTTAGTGAGGGACGGGATGGGATTAAAAGAAATTAAAGAAGAGCTAATGCAAGAGTTGAAGGAAGAAGGTTTATTAGCATTAGATGAAGTTTTAACGTTACAACAAAGAATGAAGAAGCGTCAGATCTTCAAACGTTATAAGGCAAAGATTCAAAGAGCACGTAAGATTGCAATGAGAAGATTTGCTAAAATGCCTAACCTTAAAAAGAGAGCTCAGTTAGCTGCACGTAAATTAATTCGTAAAAGAGTTGCAGGTGAAAGAGGTACAAATTATCAAAAATTAAGCGCTTCAGAAAAGATACAAATTGATAAGATGTTAGAGAAAAAGAAAGGCTTAATTAGAAAGCTTGCAGTTAAACTTCTTCCGCGTGTAAAGAGAGCTGAAACTCAAAGATTAGCATCGTTTAGAAAAGGGGCTGCACTAAAATCTCATCATGAAGAGAATATTAAATCATTTAAAGAAATGATTTCTGAGAAGCCTGAAGTTCCACAAGATAGAGATGTAAAAGATCGTCCAGGTTCTCAACCAAAAGGATACTATAAAGGTTTATCTAAAGGACAAAAAGAAAGAAGAGCAAGCCAGTTTGAAAAACAAACTGATAAGCCAGCATCTATGGCTAAACCTGCTCCAGGTGATTTAGATAAGTCTGGAAAATTTAAGAAAACAAAACTATCAAAGCATACAAAGAAATATCGTCAGATGTATGGTGAAGAAGTAAATGATAAAGAATTAATCACCATCATTGAAAAGGTAATGGATAGAATAGAGACAACTCAACTTGACGAAAAGTCTTTAGAAGGATTAAAGAAGAAGTCAGAAAAGTCAGGTATACCTTATTCTATTTTGAAACAAGTCTATAATCGTGGTCTTGCTGCATGGAGAACAGGACATAGACCTGGAGCAAACCCTCAACAATGGGGATATGCTCGAGTGAATAGTTTTATTACAAAAGGAAAAGGAACTTGGGGAGGTGCTGATAAAGACCTTGCTGCCAAGGTAAGAAAAGAATCTGTTGAAATGAATGAAGGTTTTCAAATGGCATATGACTATTTTGGAAAACCTGCTGTTGCACCGATTGCAGACAAATTCAAAGAAATGAAAATCAACGGAGGATTTCACCATCATCCAGATACAATAAAAGAGATGGAGGATAATGAAAAAGATGTCAAAAAGAAAAAGATTACAATAACAATCGATGAAGGTGTTGAAGAATTAAATGAGATGAAATCATTTAAACAACACATGAAGAAACCTGAAGAAGTTAAACCAAAGAAAAGAGAAAACGATCTTCAAGGCGATGAAGTACGTAAAGAAAAGGCTGATGCAATAAGTGGTAATCTGTATAAAGCTAAAGCAAGGGATATTGGTACAGATGCAGCTTAAAGTCTTTATTCTCGCGTTTATTCTATCTAGTTGTTCTTTAATGGACTATAGTAAGATGGCAAATGTTAAGTATGATAATAGTTTATCAGAATCATTTGTACATGTTAAAATGAAACTAAACATGATAGATTGTGAGAATAAATTTACAGGAATTTGGAACTCTCTATTATATAATTCAGAATTTATGAAAGAATTTGCTGAATTTAGAGATGATCCACAAAAACAAACAGCAGCTGGAGTATATGACAATGTACTTAAAGCTTATAGAGGAGATCCTGCGGTATGTAATCGTTGGATCAAATTAACAAAAATTAGGATGAATGCGCTTGCTAAAGCATGGAGTAAAAGATAATGCAAAGTTTGAATGAAATAATAGAATTAAAGAAAAGTAATCAACATAATATTGTTGGTCAGTTAGCCGAAGAAGTTGAACAGATACTTCTTGACTTTAAAAATAGAACAATCACTGAGTCTGATAAAGACGCAATGTTAAAAGAAGTTGAACAAATCTATTTAGCTGATAGAGGGGCTACTGAAGAAGTAGTACTACGAAAAATTAAAAAAGTTTTCGAGTTCGCAAGCAAATTCGTCTAAATTAAAGGGGAATTAAAATGGGAATGACAAGAACACAACAAGCATTAGAAGAATTAAAAGAGATAGATCTTAATGCATATGAAGCATTAAAGTATTTGTGGAAAGACTCATTTAGTGGTGAGTTTAATCACAAAGACGTTGAAAAATTTATTGAATAAAATAAAATTAGAGAATTGATATCAGATAAGAATAAACATTTAATTGAATCAATTATTAGCAGTATACATGGAGTAGTGGGAATACAATAGTGGCTAGATATTATCCAACAGAAGATTCAAAGCTTAACGTATCAAGAGGTTTAGTACAGGATGCCGAAGTAAGAAATATTTTTGGCTATCAAGCTGCAGGTGATACAACATTAAGAGCATTATGGGAATTTGCAGCTACTAATTATGTTTTTCCAACATCTGCAATTACAATGACTGTTACATCTGCTAGTGCAAGTGATGATGGCAAATCGTTATTAATAAAAGGATTAGATGCTAATTATCTAGAAATAACAGATACTGTAACAATAACTGGTGGTGGAGATGTTAATACTAACATTCCTTTTTTTAGAATTAATGATATAATATTATTAACAGGTACAACAAATGTTGGATTAATAACAGTACAGAATACTGGTAAAACTGTTAAGTATGGAGGTATTAGAGCAGGAGATGGTAGAAATCAAGCAAGTATTTTTACTGTGCCCGCAGATCATTGTTATTTTTTATATCGTATTGATGCATTTTCAAATGACAGTTCATCAGCAAAACCTGCTGTATTCAGAAATTTTAGTAGAAATGCAAGTGGACAAGAATATAATACAGCAAGAACAACATTCTTTAATAATATGAATATACAAAGAAGATTACCATTTAAATATAGTGAAAAAACTGATATACAATTTCAATGTGCAACAAATCAAGGTACACATGAATTGTCAGTATTTGGAGAAGGTATATTAATTAGAGAACCATTAGCGGAGCCGAGTGTATACTAATGACTAAGCCAGGAACAGATTTTGTAAGAAATTTAGCAGTAGCATGTGTACCTTTACTTCTTGCTGCGCTAGGTTATCTTTTTACTAATGCATTGACATTACATGATAAGGTAAGAGTGTTAGAACAGAAGATGTCAATATTGATTGATATGGATAATAAGATTATTCCATCACCAGGTAATGCTATTGCAAGATTAGAATTAAAAGAACAGTTATTGATAGAAAAGAATGAGATTGATAAGAGAATTCATATCTTAGAATATCATGTTGACAAATTATTACAAGGAGAAGAAGATGCCAGCAGGTGAATTTGGTACAAGTAAACTTTCGAATAAATATAAAGATGATACGCCTGGAGAAAGAAAATTGAAAAGATTCGATAAGTTCTATACAGAAAATGTTAAAGAAAGATATTTAGAAGATCTTGTTCAAGAAGCTGCTGAGTATCAAGGAAAGAAAGTTAAGCTTAATGATCCAGTAAGATCAAGCGACGGTAAGAAGAAATTCTATGTCTATGTCAAGAATGACAAAGGCAATGTTATTAAGTTAGGTTTTGGTGATCCAAATATGGAGATTAAACGTGATGATCCAGCTCGCAGAAGAAGCTTTAGAGCACGTCATCAATGTGATACAAATCCAGGACCAAAGTATAAAGCAAGATATTGGTCATGTAGAATGTGGGCAAAAGGGCAAACAGTTTCAGAATTAGATTAAGGATAAACAATGTCATATAAAAATTTTAGTAATACATATAAAGATATTCTTACTGCCGAAGCAAGAAAAATATCTCCAAAAGAAAGACAGCTTGCAATGAAAGGATTAGGAGGGGAGAATGTACAGCAGATTATGCGTGCACTTCAAGATCCAGAAAAAGCTGTAAAGAATCCACAATTAAGAGACATCATCATGAAAGTTATGCAACAACTTTTAGATATTGTTGTTGATGATCCAGTAACATTTATGAAAACTAGAAAAGCCCTTACAAAAGAAGATGTTGATCCAACTGATACTGGTGGAAAAGAAGAAGTTTCAATGGCAATGAACCAAATTAATCAAGCACGTCATTACCTTGATGGTATAGAAAAGATGGTAAAGAAACAAGGTGATATGGAAGAATGGGTTCAGAATAAGATGACTAAAGCTACTGATTACTTAAAGTCAGTTTATGGTTATAACACAGGTAAAGATGTTAAAGAAGAAGGTTATAGTGCAGAAATTAACGAAGTAGATACAGACACCTTAAAGTCATATCATAAGCGAAGCCAAGATCATATGACAACTGCTTTGAAATCAAATGATCCGAAAATGAAGAAAAAGTTTGGTAACAGACTTACAGGTTCTGGAAGAGCTTATCAAAAATTAAAAGCAAGAGGCGTATCGTTAAACAATAGCACAGGTAAAGATGTTAAAGAATCTAAGGTCTTAAATCTCGAGAATGTAGTTCATATTCGTAAAACTACACCGAAGATGGAATATGCAATGATTAAATCTGCACTTAAAAAACATAAAGGTAAGTATGCAGAATCATGGGATAAGCATCATGTCTTTGAATTTAAAAATCCAGAGATTGTAGATAGTTTTATTAACGAATTAAAGTCAAAATATGTTGAAATACCACCAAATAAGGAGAAGAAATGAAATTATATGGAGAAACTAGTAAAGGCGCCTTGAAAGCAATTGCTAGTATATTAGAAAAAAAAGAA